AATTCTAATANTTCCTGTTTACGGAAAATGAGGGAAGTGCCATCCTTGCTGTCCTCTTTGTTTGGTATTTCAATTTCCAGAACCCGAAAGCCCACCGAACCAGCGCGGATAACGCCAGCTTTCACACGCTCCCCGATACCCCAACCAAAAGCGTCATAAGTTTTATCGTTAAAAATAACAAGACCATGAAGTCCTTTATCATCAACAGCCAGTCCTTCAATTTTGCCAATGGCGGGAATGTCGTATCTGTGTGCCCATTCCACAATCGGATTTTTGCAGTATTGTGAAAAATCCCAACCATGTGGGTCTACACGCTCACCGAAACGGTCAAGGTCAAATGTTGATAACGTCCACGCTATCCCCTTTTCATTGCCCATTGCTAATTGCTCATTGCTCATTGAAAAAGGAACCCCAGCAAACAACATCACATCAGCGGAAATCTTTTGTATCCCCGCCGCCGTTTTCTTCACGCCCAAAAAATCAAGCAAAACGCTTGAATTACCCGCTTGAAATTCTCCGCTTTTCGTTCTTATTATCATCTTATCCCCCTATCCTCATTCTTCATTGCTAATTGCTCATTGTTAATTGTTAATTGCCATAAACATTATCAAAAATACCTTTTAACACTTCATTTATTTGTTGTTTGTTTTTCGCCCATTCGGGTAATTTTATGTTATTATCCCTGCGGTAAAACCGTAAATCTTCTTTTTTGATTAGACCGCTTTTCCATACAAGGGCTATCAATTCTTCTTTGCTATTAACATTAAAAATCTTAAATATAGCTTCAAAAACATTGTCTACTGTCCGTCTCGATATATACATTTCATTGGCTATATTTTCGACTTTCAGACCACTGCACAGTAAAATAAGGCACTCTAACTGCTTTTTTGTAATATACGCTTTAGTTTTCGGCCATTCGGGAATAACGTTAAGGATACTTTGAATAACAGGAGAAATATACTCTTTGCCTTTTCTTATCGCCTGTAACCCACGCTTAAATTCTTCGATACCGTCAGCCCATAAGTGAAGGCATGATTTAGCCCCATACCAAATAAACCATGCAGCGATAGACAGCGGATAATTATTAACGGCTACGGCGGCAATATGCAATTTTGAAAACTTTTTATGAATTTCCCCAACATTAAAAGGCGTTGCAGCCTGGTTAAAATCACTGTCAATAATTAGAAGTTCCGGCTTTAGTTCTTCAATTTTGTTTAACAATGCGTCCCTCTCCAATCCAGTAATATTCACATTATAAAAACCAGCATTTACAAAATAGCGTTTTATGCTTGGGTATAGTGTTTTAGCTCTAGTAACCACCAATGTCCCCCCTCCTGGCATGACTACTTCCCTTCTGTCTCCTTTTTATCGGATTTAGAAACAGGAATTAAATTTTGCGGCTTATACCACACATCACCCCAGGGCTTTGTTTCTTTGCCTCGTTCTCTTAAAATGTCGTTAATTGTTTTCAAACCGGCGTTTAGTTCCGAAATATCACGTTTGCTTTGAGCGTCCTCATTTTCTTTAAGTTCCGGTATATCCCAAAGGTCAAAACGGCCTGTTTCTTTCAGACCGAAACGCATAAAAAAATGACTCTCAAGTATTTGCTCAAATTGGCGTAACAATGGAATGAGGGTATATTGCCAAAACGCCTGGTGTTGCTCTTTTGTATCTTTCCCGCTTAACGCCGTAGACCTGTCCGAAATGTTAGCAACTCGTGGAGGTATTCCGTATTTAGCTAAAATGGTGTAGAGGTTCCATTTTTTCAGTTCAAACAGCTTAACAACGTCAGGATTGAAACTTAACGCTTCAAAACTTGTACCTTTGCCCAATACGGCAATTTTTCTGCCAGCCTTGACTTGTCCGTATTTGCTCTCCCACCGTCTTTCCAATGCGTCAGCTTCCTCCGGTCGGAGGGTCTGGTCTGTTTTAAGCAAGCCCTGGGGTATAGCGTTGTTTTTTAGTAATATTGAATTTGCTTTATTTGCGTAATAATCCTGCTCAAGCTCAAGGGATAAAGAGACAAGCGGATTTACGCCTCGATAGGGGTTATACGGGTTCCAGTCCCGGAAATGTATCAATTCATCGGCAAAAATAGGTACTAATTCCGTTCCCGCATTGTAAAACCATCGGCGTCTTTTATTTATAAATTCATTCCGCAAATCCAACCCCTCTCCCTCAAGTTGGATCAATCTAGGGTTAAGAATATGCAGTTGTTTTGGAAGACCGCCTGAATAATCAGGGCCAAACCACCAAAACGCTTCGCCCTCTAAAAACCACCACGCAGCGGTTTCCTTCCACAGATCATAACGGCTTAATTGTTCGTTTGGTTTGTGAAATAATTGATAGAGAGTACCACTCTTTAATTCAACCCCATCTTTTTCTAGCACAAAATCAGCGCGGGCAATATTGCGCGTGAGAATATTAACTGCAATATTAACCCATGCGTTTAGTAAATAGGAATTTGCAAATGGTTTATCTGTATATAAATTACTATCAAAATCATCATTAGACAAGGAAAAATTATCATTATATAAACTTTTTTCAACTAACATACTATTTTTATTTTGTCGCTTGTGGTTTGGTAAAAGTCGCTCAAGGATATTCACGCTAATATTACTCCCTGCTGTACGTCAGTAAATATCGCATAACGCAAAGCGTCAAGAAAATGGTCATTAACCTTGACAATTTGCCCCGCCTCGTCACGGCAGTAGTCCCATATTTCTGAAAGCACCCCGGTACACGTTTCGCAGACGAAAAATTGTCGGCGCTCAATTTTTGCGTTAATGTAATCAATGCCACTATCAACAGAATTATTTGCTTTAACACCTCCGGTAATTTCCTGTATTCGCTCCCCTCCGGCAGGGTCGCAGTATACAGGCAGTCCCATTCCGTCAGGACAATCAAACCAGCCCCGCGCCGTAACTTCCTCATTGAATGATTGGGTGGTCATATTAAAAGCCCCATAATCACAAAGGACGTAGATTACATCGCCTAACCAAGCTATTTTAACGAAGGTAATATTCAAGCCAAAATCTTGCCCCCCCGCATATCGGTCAAATTGTTTTGGTAATTCATCAGCCTTAATAATCATCGTTTCGTCAAACTTGTCGTATATCACGCCTTCCGCTTTTACCCAAAGACCATCCCTGAACCTTGCCTTTTGTTTTTCAGGAAGTACATCCAGAATATCGGCGATATAATCTTCAGGCAGATTGTCACGGTTATCTTCTGGATTGAGGAGCATGGATTGATATAGTTCCGGCTTTTCTAACGGTTCGCCAGTAAGAAAAGTCCGCTTCAAAACAAAAATCTTGTAAGCCCAATGAAGCGGGCTACCGGGGTTACAATCGTATATAAACAGGTTCCGACAGCCTTTAATTCTCATTGCAAGCCTTGAATACGCTGTTGTAACAGCGACATAGGAAAGTTGGCTAATCTCGTTAAAATAAATCGTGTTATATTCGTGACCAAGTATCTTGTCCGCTTGCTCCCTGTCACCAAGCCCCCCAATCCAAATTTCCGAACCGTTGAAAAGGGTAATCATGCTTTCATGGGATAAGTAGGTGTAGCTATCCTTGCCAATGGTTTTATCAAGCCACGGTATAAGTGTTTCCCGCAGTACCGAAGAACGCGCGTCTTTTGCTCTGAAACGGCAGATTAAATGACGGCTTCCGGCGTACATCAAAGCTCTGAATATTATCACCATGACCAATACGGTAGTTTTGCCGGAACGGGAACCGCCAAAAAGTAAAACGTGTTTAGCGCCGCTTTTTACCAGAGTTAGGGCTTTTTTCTGCACCACAGTTGGCTGAAAAACTTCAGCAGTTCTCATAGTTGCCCGCCTGTAAAGGAGAGGTGTTCTTTTTACCGCTGTTTGCTTTATAACTGCCGAAGTTCCCATATTTCCCGCCTATAATCCCTGAAAGTCAGAAACAAAGTTTAGCTCCCCTTGCTTCATATCCGCTTTATCGTCACCAACAACCAGCCCCGCCGCCTCTCTTTCGGCCTTAATCGCCGTCTGCACCCATTCGGTCAGGTTTCCCTGTGTCAATTCGATGGGGTTCATAGCGTCTAATTTTTTGGAAACCACATCAAGCATTTTTTGGGTAACTTCCCGATGTTTTTCGCCCTGGGCTTCAATGGTCTTTCGCAGCTCCGATTGTTTCAGCTTTTCAAGATACTTGTCATAATCAGCCGCCCTCTCCCGCCACCTGAATTGCGCCGCCCAATTCCGCCAAACCTTGTACCGTTTAGCACGGACAGCCCCATCAGCCTCGGCGCTCTCCACTGCCTTGCGGATATTGCGTTCAAGTCCGAAATCACGGTAAATGCAAAAAGCCGCAAACGCCGCAGAAGTCTCTCCGGTCAACCTTTCCCAACTCTCGAAAGGAAGAATTTCGGCATTTGCTTCCTCGATAATTTTGTCAATATCGGTCATTTTTCGCCCCCGGTTTTTGCCAAGTCAGAATTAGCCACTACCGGCTGTTTTCGGCTTTCAAGCCATATTTCAATTTCATTGAGCTTGTAGCGGACACTCCGGTTTATCTTGTAGCAAGGTATTTCCTTTTGCATTGTCAAACGCCTGACAGACGTTAAAGACAATTTGACAAACGCCGCCACGTCATTTGCCGTCATATAAGTTTCCATTGGCACCCCCGTCATTGTTTTTCTCCTGTTACATCGTCAGCTTTCTGAATAGGGGCTTTCGTGTTTTCAGTAGTCGAATAAACAATCTGCACCACATGGCCGTTATACAAATTGACGCAGACAGCAACAGAGCCATATTTCAAATCCGCAGCATTACTCAACAGCCGAGCAACAATTTCCTCTGCCTTGCTCCGGTTCATACCGCCACCCCTCCCAAAAGTTTTTTTCAAGCCCCCGCACAACAAATGCTTATAGTTATAATTTAGGCTTGATTACAAAAAACGCTTTTATGTAAATTTGGAAAATTTAGGGGTTTTTGGCCTCTTTTTTTCTGCTACTTTTTTGTTGTCTTGACCGCACCTCAACCGAGCCCGTCAGGGCGAAGGTTCCCCTCTTGATACCTTGACTGATACCTTGACTGATACTTGACTGATACTTGACTGATACTTTTTACGCCGACTGATACAAAACTGATACTTTTTTCAATTTTTTATCCCCTACTTGACTTTTTTTACTGATATGGTAAGATATGTATAGATACGTTGAGGTATTTCTTGAATTATGTAATTCCTTACAGGATAAAGAGTTACATGATTGTACAAGAACCCTTAATATGTCTTGAAGCGTTATGCTATTGTGCGGTCTTGGTGGAACTGGTAGACACGCCAGCTTGAGGTGCTAGTGCCGAGAGGCATGGAAGTTCAAGTCTTCTAGGCCGCAGAA